GTCAACATTGACGACCTGAACATCTACGAGAACGGCTTGATGAAGGCCAACAGCCTCGGAACAGGGTTTGTCAAGGTCTCTGCAAAGGCGCACAAGGCTGTCTTTGATTCTTCGCAACCCTACAAGAACACTGGCGGCAAAGACAGCCATATGGTCTTTGACATTGCCATCGTTGACGGCGAACTTGTCAGCGAAGACACCATGTACTTCCATAAGCTCAAAAATCTCGGGTACGAGGTGTGGCTTGACCCCAAGATGACCCTGAGTCATTTGGGCAGCAAAAAATTCGATGGAAACTTTGCTGACTATGCAAAGCGAGTACAAGAGGCAAGTCGCCAGCCTTTGATGGCGGAACACTGAAAGGAAATGAAATGGGTAACAACACAAAACCCCAACTCATGATTGATGGTGTCGAGTACGACGTTGACAAGCTGAACGACCAGCAAAAAGCTCTTCTGGATCACGTTGTGGATCTGGAGCGCAAAGTTGCATCGGCGCGATTCAACCTTGACCAGCTTTCCGTTGGTCGTGACACGTTCTTCAACCTGCTGAAAGAATCACTGCGACAGCAGTTTGCGACAGCAGAAGAGAAGGCTGAGGTCGTCGAGGCTATCGAAGGCTAAAAATGCAAGAAATTCACGAACTCGCTACTGATACTGATAAACGCCTAAGTGTCCACGAGGCTGTATGTGCTCAACGGTACGAAGGCATTCAGGCTCGGTTTGACGACGGCTCTAAACGCATGACCAAGATCGAGTACCTGCTGTATGCGGTCATCGCTCTGGTGATGTTTGGCCCCGGCGTTGCCGCCGAGTTTGTGAAAAAATTGCTGGGGCTATAAATTACAGGGGGTTTCAAGAGGCAAAAAGCTTGAAAAGATAAACGCCAAGGCCAGTAAACCATGAAAGATTTTGCCGAAGCTTTTGTTGCGGCAATACTGCTTGCTGGCATCGTTATCTGGACGATCAAAGTGCTTGTTGAAACTTTTACGTGATTGATCCCGTCTCGGCTTTCATGATGGCTTCTGCCGCCTTCAACGGCGTCAAGCAGCTTGTGAAAACGGGGCGGGAACTTGAGGATGTAGTTGGGCAGATTGGCAAGTGGTACAACGCCGCCGCTGATTTCCAAAAATCTGCCAATGAGAAAAAGAATGCGAAGCCAAAATTGTTTGGCGTCACCGAGCAAGGTTCGGTGGAGGAAGAGGCGCTGACCTTCATTGCGTACCAAGAGAAGATCTGGCAGCAAGAGAAGGAACTCAAAACGCTGATCTATTACAGGTACGGTGAGGACGCTTACAACCGCATGATGGCAAAGCGCACCGAGATTGCCAAGGAACGAGCAGCGGTAGAGAAAAAGCGCAGCGAGATGAGGGCCAAATTTTGGGATGATGTGTTTTGGTCAATCGTGATTTTCATTTTTGTCGGTTTGACTGTGTTTGGCGGCTGGGTGTATTTCAACTGGATGGTCAAGCAGCCGGAGCCCATAAAACTGAAAAAAAACGCTGAGATAATTGACCGAAGAAAGTATTACGGGCACGAGGTACAGATATGGCAGGCGATAAGCTGAACCCTGATGGGACTCTTGACAAGGTGCTGGCCTATGTGACCAGCCCTTTTCGGCTGTTTGCAATCGTGCTGATGGCCGTGCTGGCGTTTGCCGGGTACTTTGTCTGGCAGAACCAAGAATTCATCCTTGGCGCATACAAGGAGTCCAAGCGTATGCCCAGCATCGTGGAAGACCGGGTTGAGGACGCTGCGGCGCACCTGTTCAAAAACACCAATGCCACCATCGTGGCCGTGTTCAAAGTCAACCCGATGTTCGGAACTCGCGTGCTGTACCGTGCGTACACCAAAGAAGGTCGGGATAAGACCAATGACGGGCTGGATGTTGGGCTGTTCACGCAAAATGCCAGCAACAACGCCGATGTGGTCAAGTTGATGGCAAACGAAATCCCGTGCGGTGAGTACCGTGCAGCGCAGTCCGAGATGGGGCTTTGGTACATCTCCAAGGGCGTGACCTACACCTGCCGCATCAGCGTGCCTCCCGAACCAAGCCGATTTGTTGGGCAGATTACCGTGGGTTGGGAAACCGAACCACTTGACATTGATGTCGCAAGAACCATGATGGACATCGCAGCAACCATGCTTTCAAGGAGCAAACAATGATTCCAATAGTAGGTGCATTACTTGGCACACTTGCTGAAAACGGCCTTGGCCTGCTGGCAAGCGCCATCCAAGCCAAAGGCAAGCAAGTCGTTGAAGACAAGTTGGGGATCAAAATCTCTGACAATCCAAGCCCCGAAGAGGTCGGCAAGCTGCGCCAGCTTCAGTTCGAGCACGAGGAGCGTCTGCTGGAGCTCGGCATTGAAAAAGCTCGCCTCGAGCAGGAAGAACTCAAGGCACTGCTTGCGGCGCAAGTTGCCCAAGAGAACAACGTGTCAGACCGCTGGAAGGCAGACATGGCCTCCGACTCTTGGCTGTCCAAGAATATTCGCCCCGGCACGTTGCTCTACATCCTTACCGCCTACCTGATCTTTGCAGGGCTCTCCGCCGCAGGCATCCAAGTGCAAGAGGCCTACGTCAGCTTGCTGGGTCAGTGGGGCATGCTGGTCATGACCGCCTACTTTGGTGGTCGAACCGTAGAAAAGGTCATGGAAATGCGCAAAGGGGGTGAAAAATGAGCCTGAGCAAAGAACAAGCGGCTTTTCTGCTGGACGCCTGCAAATTGATCCAGCACGCCACAGAACAGGGTTTTTTGGTGACAGGCGGGGAGTTGGCCCGAACCCCCGAGCAACAGGCGATTTACGTCAAAACTGGCCGTTCCAAGACCCTTAACTCCATTCACCTGAAGCGATGCGCTATTGACTTGAATTTCTTCAAGGATGGGAAGATAATCTGGGACAAAAGCATCCTTGCACCACTGGGTGCTTACTGGGAGTCTCTGAACCCCAAAAATCGCTGGGGCGGGAATTTCAAATCGCTGGTTGATTGCCCCCATTTTGAGCGTAATGTTGGTTAAAAAGGAGTCTCAGAATGACAACCGCATCGGTAATGACCTACGACAGCTTGGTCGAAAATATTCAGTCATATCTGGAACGCACCGATGCCGCCACCATTGACAAGATTCCCTTGTTCATCATGCTGGCGGAGCAAACCATCGCCAGCCAGATTAAGTTCCTTGGAAACCTGATTGTCAACACAAGCACATTTGTGACGGGTCAGCCAATCATTGACAAGCCTGCTCGGTGGCACAAAACCGTGTCCATGAACGTGACAGTGGCAGGCAGTCGTCAGCCTGTTTTGCTTCGTCGATACGAGTACATGCGTGAGTATTGGCCTGATGCCACTGCCACGGATGTGCCGAAGTTCTACTGTGACTACGACTACACCCACTGGCTGGTGTCCCCAACACCTGACTCAGCATACACCTACGAGGTGATTTACTACGAGCGTGTGCAACCTTTGGACTCGACCAATCAGGTCAACTGGTTCACTCAATACGCTCCTCAAGCCCTGTTGTATGGCTCACTTTTGCAAGCCATGCCGTTCCTTAAAAACGACAGCAGGATTCCAATCTGGCAACAGCAGTACCAAGGCATCATGCAAGCACTGATGGTCGAGGACAAGCTGCGGATTGCCGATAGACAAGCAATGGCGGTGGACTCATGAGTTTTAATAGCCCCTTCAGCGGTAACGTCGTCCAACCGACCGACGTTAGTTACGCTTCATACACGATCTCGACAGACACCCAGCTACAGTGGCCCATCAACAGTGAGCCGGGCGTTGACTATGCCGCACGGATCATGCAGATCACGGCGACGACAGGTGGCTTGGATCTGATCATGCCCCCCGCCAACCAAGCCTCGGTTGGTCAAGATGCGCTTATCCGCAACGTGGGAGCCAATACGTTCACCGTGGTGGACTACGCTGGCAACACGATCATTTCTGTGGCCTCTGGGCAGGCTCAGTACATCTACATCACCGACAACGCAACAACTGCGGGTACATGGGGCATCATCGCTTTCGGCACGGGAACCTCGTCTTCCGATGCAGCAACCCTTGCTGGCGCTGGTTTGGTCGCTCAGTCCACCACACTGAACCAAAGCCACCCCTCATCCTACATTGCAGACGGCGACGCCTTTGTTGCTTCAGACCGTGCGCAGATGCACATCTGGACTGGTGGTGCAGGCACTGTTACTTTGCCGCTCGTTACCGATGTTGGTGACAACTGGTTTATCTTGGTGCGAAATGCTGGAACTGGCACGCTGACCGTGAACACATCTGGCGGTCAGCTTTTTGACAACAATACCACCAAGCTGTTCCAGCCTAGCGACTCCGCATTCATCGTTTGTACTGGCACTGACTACATCACTGTAGGCTACGGTCAGGGAACCGACTTTGCCTTCTCTGCGCTCTCCTATGCGGTTACTTCGGGCACATACACCCTCACCGCCAACGAAGCGTCGAACACCATCCAAGCGATTACTGGCACTTTGCCTGTCCGGGGGACGATGGTTTACCCACTTG